ACCAGATACTGAGGATTTTTGTCTCCTTTCGTATCGAGAAGATAGATGGTTCATCGCCGGTACCCGCAAGGATATTGCGGTTAAAGCGAGCCCAGCTGTCGAGTCTAGAAGGTGATGTCACAGGGACAACAGTTCGAACCTTGAACTCAAGTCGCTGGTAATTTTCGCTGACTCTCCACCGAACCTTCATCCGTTTATTCAGACGCTCGGCTTCGGCGGGATCGTCAAGTAATCTACAAGGAAAGGAGGAATGAACGGTACCATAAGGTATCCGTCCAAACACTTTCTCCAATTCGTTGAAGATACTCGATGCAAGTAGGTCGTAACCCTTTGCCGCAAAAGCATTGGCATAGGCGACCCACGCTGCATAAGCAGTACCATCTTCAGGAACCACGGGAAAGAGTTTCTTAAATCTCGTAGGAGTCATAAGCATTCCTTCGAATGCGTCTAACCCGCAAGACTCTCGGAAACCTCCCTCATAGTAAGACTTATCTCTGTTGACAAGAAGTCCAACAGATTCAAGCCCATCTATGACGAAGTCTGCGTACTCACTAGGAACGATGATATCATCCCCAAAGACGTACACAAACTCTGACGCGCGTTGTAACCCAATGCCCGTCGCTAAAGCGACTGCCGTGACGGAAAGAGCCCAAAAGCAAAAGGACTCGGTGGGAAAGCAAGTTGCACTTCCCATACCGGCGAACTTTTCTAAGGTCAGATACTCTTTAGAGGGTAACTGAGTCACGGGGGTCCTAATGGAAAGGAGCGCCCTCAAAACCGCTGGTTTAAGGCGGAATATTTCAGACACTACCATTTTGGACAGACGATCTGAGGCATCCTTCAAATCAAGCGTCGCCCAGTAGCCTGTAAGGCTACCCTCAAGGGCTAAGCGTTGATTGACCGTTTGGTCAGTGAAGTTGATGTGGCCCCTTGTTAGGGGACTGACTTTCTCAAGCCAGTGCATCATTTTATGGCCTAACCCCTCTTGGAGGTACATGTATTCACATGGCTCCTCGGTGATTATGCGCGGGCCTCTAGAATCCTTAGGGACGGTCATTACCTTCGATACCCCGAAAACGAGGCTAGGGAGGCTAATGAACTTGTCACCCAAGTCGTCAAGCATTGTCGTATTGTGATAGAAATAGTCACAATAACGATACTCCGAATCAATCTGCTTGTAAAAGCGGAAAGGACCTTCCCACTTTTCTTCGCCGGTCTCTCCGGTAGCTAGGCTACCCGACCCGTGCCGGGGACTAATGTCCTTGGCGTCAAAGTGTGCGAAAACTTGCCTCGCTAACAAAGCAGCACCGGAGACTATTGGATAGTCAACCCGAGACTTACTAAGAAAGGAGTCAACAAAAGATCGAACCTTAGCTTCGTTTTGAACGAAGTTTTCTACCGTAGCGGCTTCTAAGGCCGGGGCATAAGGGATCTCAAGCTTGTAAAAAGCTTCGCAAACCTGACGCACGTGTCTAAGACACGTGTATGATGGCGCAAATCGGAACGACCCATCAAGCTCGTAGATTTCACGAAAATGCGAGAATAGAAACTGAGGTAGTTTCGTACCTTGCAAGAACGCGAAGCCATCTGGAACCTCAAGTCGACCAGTCTTAAAACTGAGATCAACTGCCTTGCGCAACTTCGGCAAGGAAACCGTGAGGAAACTAACCCCCTCTTTTGAAAAGCGCTTCAAACAATAAGCGTAATCCAAAACTGCAGAGGCTAAAAAGCTTGGGTCTGACGTCACGAACCGTGGCTTCAATAAGCCGTCTAATTGGTTCATGTACATAACATGATCTAAGGAAGGGGACATAATCAGTCAATCCTTTCTTGGGTCCTACGCGAACGCGCAGGGCATTAACTAAATCGCATTGACCACAGAAACACCTACAATCATCGAGAGCATTGCGCTCTTGCTCTGATTTCCCAGACATGGGAGGTTAAGACTGACCTTGAAGAAGGTTAGCAACCTTTGTGGTGTCGACGGTTACTGCTCCTCCGACCAAATCGCCAACGACCGCGAGGCCGTTGTTAACATGGGTTTGAGTAAACAGTCCCGAAAGCGGGTAAGCAATCGAAAGATTAATTACCAGCTTGCTTGGAATGCCAGACGTGGACAAGAGTTCCTGAGTATAACTCACAAGAGCTCGACGTACACGGGCACTACCTTTCCCGGTAACTTGCTGTTTAATAGTAAGCATCCGAGGTTCGGTAGGAGTGGAAGCGGCATCGATACGTATCGTCCCCGTCGGATCCCCTGGGCTTTTAGCCGAGATCACGGACTGGATTGGGAAGGTAACGTCGGCCGCAGCCGCGTCTTTCAAGACTAATGGGTCAGCTAATGACATTTTATACCTCCAAAAATAGGCTTGGTTACTTTAGCACCTTCGAAAGAGGGATAGCTAGAGCTAACTTCTGCTGGGTGTCTGTAAGCTGGGAGAAATCAATAGCTCCCAGAGTAAAAGGCAATCCGTCAAGTCTGGTATATCGGTCGACCTGCACTGACTCTACAATTTGATCGAGATTGTTGCCGTCCCCATGATTGTGGACGTATTTATCAATGATGTATACCTCATGAACTGAGGATGTCACTTGAGAAATTTCCCAATCTCCTGAAAAAGGTTGGGTAGCCGCTCTTTCGAGCCAACTACCAAACGGGCCAACCCAATCAAGCATAAAACTGAAAGGAATTGCATTCCAAACAGCTTTCGCAGGGTTGTTAAGGCCCAGAGTAGCATAGACGGCCTTGAGGCCACTGAGCGCGTCGTTAACATCTCTCAAGTTTTGAAAGAGCCTCCAAGTGGAGGTGAATTTACATTCATACGCGCGCAAAACATAGGTTCGGTAAGCTACCGAGTTCACATGCTGGGTGAATAAAACCTGCCCAACTTGTGGATGGGTATAGCAGTCATCTTTTGAATAATGAACTGTTACACTCTTCCCTTGCGTTTGACGCAAGTAGTCGAGACGCTTATAAGCATTCTCACCCACTTTTGAAAGTGTTTGGAGGTCGCCTATAAACGGAGCCCACTGGAAATTCCAGCTCAGGAACGTATCGATCCCAGACTTAGCGACAACCTTAGGTAGCGATTTCTTATGTTTCGTTACTAGGTTAACATGTCGCGCCAAAGAATCATCCTTTAAGGCTTTCGGGATTTTCGACAAGGACTTACCAAGTTCCTTGAAATCCTTCAGCTCGAACAAAAAGTTCAAGAGGGAGATTTTGGCAGGAACTTGTGTGATCTGCTTGTTAAAGGCAGAGACACAGAGGTTCCTATAAGTTTCAGTACCCATAATAGAGCCCACAAGATTACTATAGCCAGGATCGTTAGGATCCAGCGAGCCGGTAGGGCTAGGTAGCCCGTCCAAATCTTGCCAGTTAACGATGGTCCAACTAGAGTTACCGTTATTCCAGTAGTAGCGCAACTGATCAACGACGTAGAGTTTGTCAACTTTAAGGTGTTGACATACGCCGGGGGGCCTAAGGCCAGTATGGTTGTCTTTTGGATTGATTTGATCCAGCATCCAGCCATAATGCCGCCACTTGGTGGCGGGTAATTGCAGTTGTAGACCGCTACTGTCGGAATAATACGCGGTGATCGGAAGGGCATCGAAATGCTCTCGAATCCGCACTGGGCGAGTGTTGCCGTAAGGCATAGAACGCCTCCTCTGCGTAGGGCATAGCGCCAGACAAAAGCGCGAGCTATCAGCAGAGTGAACTAAGGAAGGAACTCTTATGTTTGAGTCTTGGAGCGAGATAAATGGCCCCGAAGGGCCATTGTAACTTTTTCCAATAAGATTCAAACGAGCCAACCCGTCTTAGTGTTTTAGCTGCGACATTTCTGTGACGCTAGCATGAACAATAAGATATAATGATCTGCGCCTACCTATCAGGTGATCAACCTGAAACACCTACACCTTAGATATCTTCACTCTTCGGCGACTAACCGAGGGTCTTCTAGCTTAGCTAAGGGACTACAGACAGCTTCGCCACTTGGCGGTACGGATTTCACGTACGCTTCACGCCCACAATATTATGTGAGAACCTGGTTCTTGTATAGCTTGTCGGCTGATGAGGCCGGTCTGTGTAGATAAATGGGCCGTGGCACACGAAGTGTGAAGACGGCCCATTGGTAGGATTAGCGGGTCATTAGGAGTTTGGC